TTGATGCGGTCTTGTCTGGAACGGTATCTGTTGGTAATGTAACTGATGAGTTGAATGACGAACCAGTTGCTGCACCAAAGGTTGATACTACACCTGTGGAAGCGTCATCTTCTAATTCCTCTGAGGAAAACGAAGAAGACACAATGGCTTATTTTGAAAAGTTAGCCAACGGTTAAGGCCGGCACGCCACTCGATGTCAAACTAGTCCCTGATCTAATCGAGAAACGTCCATACCCCCCTAGGCGCCTGCAAGGGGGGTATTTTTTTATGCGATGCCGGCAACATTGTACCCAAGTACAATCTGATTTCTAAAGGCAACATCAACTGGATTATCTGAGGTCATCATTAGATTTGTTGAAGAAGTTTTTACACTATTATCACTACTACTCATCATCTGAATATTTGCTCCCGAATTACCACGGCGGGCATCATTGAGATTGAACCTTGTGTCTGGTTCTGCATCTCTACCAAATTTGTCCTTAAGTTCTTGAAGAGTTCGTGGCCTTCTCCTAACTTCACCAATATTTTTGGGAGGCTCTAAAAGCTGACGATTTCCAGTTGCGAGGAATGCTTGTTCTTTTGTTGTTGCGTCAAATGTCATGTCTCGTACCTTCGCACCAAAACCCACTCCTTTGGTGATCACATCACTAACTTTCCCTACAACATCTTCGATAGGAGTGTTATTGATTAAAAAGTCTGCAATTATTTCTCCTATCGCACCTCCAGCAAAAGTACCAATGGCCATTCCACCTATAGCACCTAATGCGGTTCCGACAAAAGGTATAGGTATTCCAATTGAACCTAACGCCGCTCCTACGGTCAGACCCTTGGCCATACCAAGTCCACCACCTATAAATTCACCTAGAACTCTAACTTTTTCCTCATCACTTTCTGCCTTTGACATAGCTAACATCATCATCGTAAATGTGCCTGCTGGTAAAATTTTTGATAAAAATGGAATTGCACTCATAAGATTTGGATACTTATTCAACGTACCAATCTTTGTGCCTTTTTCGGCAAAGGCCGTTATTGCCCCACCTTTCTCTCCAATTCTTGCTACTGTCCTTAGTCTTCCTTTTTCATCTTTAAATGTTTCGCCAAGTTGTCTTCCTACAAATTTACCTGTTGTTGCTTTTGACATTGCTGGGGTTTTTATACCCAAAGTCCTGAGCATTGACCCCATAAACCTTGATATGATAAATGTAAATCCACCTTGAACATCAGGTCTGTCAAACAAAGTATCAAAAAAATCATTTACCTTTTTTTCCATATTTTTCAGACCTTCACTAATCGAATCACCAATTCCAGATTTTTCAATACCTTTGTTTATAAGATCTAAAAGAGTCTTACCTACCTCTTTTAAACCCCCAATTATTCCACCTTCCTCAAACGCCTTTATGATGTTTTCAATCGCTGCCTTTATTTTTGGAATCATGTTTTTAAATGTTTCTGATTCCAGAAAATTTGCTAAACCGAAAAGTGCTGCAACTGTTAAACCAGCACCTAAAATTTTACTAATCGTTGCGGTCTGTCGTGTTAAGAATCCCCCTATACTTTGAAATATACCTACAACACTACCCATTGTTTTTCCAAAAAAACTATTTCTTCCAAGATATTTTTGAAAAGTTTCTCTAGTCGTTGCTAATGCTTCTTTTGCTTCTTCTTTCCTTGCTGAAAGCGGTGTCATCAGAAGTCTATTTTGTTTTATCTCATCCTTTTTGAGTCTTTCCTCTATCTTTCTATATCTTTTGGTTTCGGTAATACCTTCACCAAATTCTTCTCTTAATTTTTCAAGAGCATCTCTTTGGTCTTTTATACCCTTTCTTGCCTCTTTAAATTCCTCAAGATTTCTACTGGAAACTCCAAAAAGATCTCTTCTTTGTTTTAAGTCTATTAAATTATCGATTTTTGCATCTTTACTTTGTTCCTCAACTTTTTTATTGAGTTCAGCAATTTCTTTGACCATATTTTTAAAGTCTCTTGGATCAAATACACCTGTTTGTCCTATAGCCATCTTACTTACTTCTTCTTATCTGCGTATGCGTTTGCACCAAAGTATGCAGCAACTAATGCTGAGATTGCAACAAAATATGTCGGTGCAATATCACCAATAATTTTTGCGGTACTTTCAAACCCTAACATTGAAGTGATTAAAATTCCTGATGGATAACACAACATACCGAACAATGCAAACCATGTCATATGACGCATTGCATCTCTACGGGCATCTGCATCCTCAAGTTCTTTACGTTTGAACTCTAGGTACAGTCGATGTTCCTCATCTGATACTCTCCCATCACCATTAGTATCTGCTGGGTGATGTTTTTTTCCCTCTCCCTCATCCATTTTGCATTTTCTCCTTTTCGATTCTTTCGTTTTCTTCTTTAATAAATTTTTCTAGTAATCCTAAATATATTTCTCTTTCCCATGGCATCATATTTTCAAGTTCTGTTAAACTATACTTATAATGTTGCATTAATGCAAAATTAGTTTTATAGTAGTTAAACAAATTATCATGAGAAAGACTTACACTAAAAAACTTTCAAGCCCTTCAATCATAACTTGACTTTTAACATCAGTTTTAGGGTTCGTTACTTCTACTGTATGACGTAGTTTTGGCATCGTATTAAAAAACTCCATTACACTTTCAAGTTGTTGTGTACTAAAACTATCAATAAATTCTTCCAAATCGTTATTTTGTAAATCTACTTTTCTATATATGGTATCACCATTATGAATTTCGTGTATACAATTTTTTAAAATCGCAAAAACTGTATCAACGGTGGTAAGGGAGTCACCCAATTTCATTCCTTTCATGTCAGTCATACAAGGATATTTCATCATTAATTTGATATCACCTGTAATATCAATTTGATTCGTGTGATTGTTCCCCATTTGCACTTCTATATCATTTAGATTAACATTTACTGGAACTCTTGTTTCCTCATCATCAGGACATAAAACTTGAAGTTCTGCATTTTCGCCTACAGCTCTCGATCTAATTTTTAAAAATACATATTCTACATCAAATAGGGGCGAAGTAGAAACATCAATTTTATCAAAGGTACACGCACGAATTACTTTTGACACACTATCAAGTATTTCCTTTTCATCCTCACTTTCCTGAGCTATCATTAATAGTTTTTGTTCTTTAACTAAAAATGGTCTGTATTGTATTTCTTCTCCTGTTGACGGTAATTCCAACCTATAAGTTGGAGTATCTAATTTTGGTAACATAATGTTTCATCCTTATAATTTTCTTAACACCGCTGGTATTGCTGCGGTTATTCTACTTTCCACCGTATCTAAAACCGCATCTACAATTCTGTTCCCTAGTGGTTTTTTCGTGTGTGCTTCATCTCCCAAGTTTTTCCAATATCGATATGAAAATGTAACTTGAACTGTTTGAACTTGATTTGTACTCCCATAAGCCAATGGTTGTGATGCGATTGTTTTTGGAAAACACTCAACCAGTTCAATTCCATATCGTTGTTTTTCTGTTTCATCTAATTGAAATATTTTAATTGAACCAACGTAATCATCGTAGTATTGCATACTCCAAGTCTGGGGATTGTATGCGAGTCGTTGCCATGTTTCAAAAACCATTTTTTCTCTCATATCAGAGGAACACAAAAAAGTTCCAGTGATGTCTGCAAAGGAAAATCCTTGAACCACTTCTCTGGTTGGCCCATAGATATTTACATCAGGTGCGGTATCCAGATTACGGCCTGGAAACTCAATTGATTGACATCGTAGTGATGCTTTTCTGATATCACCATCACCAGCATTACCTTGCATTATTCTTTGAAAGAGGTTTGCATTATCTTTTCCGTAAGGGGGGAGTAATTGTATCTCATAACGTGATGGTCTTGCATATCCATCATCACTACGAAACTCTGCAAATACTTCATCAAGAACTGCATACGCAGTTGCTTCTACAAAACTTCCTAAATTAAATCGGTCATTGGCCATTAGATCATACCTCTCGAATCTCTCCAGACCTTTCTATCCGAAGCCTTTTTAAATCTTTGCACTGGTAGTAATGTTGCAACAATAAACTCATCTGCATCTATCCTACGAAATGGCGACTCTACAAAATTATACAAGTATCGATGCAAAGTTGGTCTTACCAAATCAATGTTTCTAACTCTGTTGTACGTTGCAGTCAATCTTGTTGTGCTGTCAAATTTATTATTACTACTAAATTCATAAAGTTTATCAAGTAAACTTGTCCGTAGTGGTATCGGTAGATAGTGCATATTAATACCCATAAACCCCCCTCTATACCTCTCTAACGGTAGAACCAGAGGAAACCTATCATAGTATGGTAGTTTCTCTTTATATTTTGGTGAGTAAAAAAACATATTTAGTCTACCAAAAAAAGGTCTAGAAGATCTTTTTCCTTCACGAACTAGTTGTGCAGAACTTGGTTCACCAAACTCTTTTATCTTTTTGCGAAACCAAGAAACAGAGCGTTCTTGACCCCCTGTTGCCTCTAATACTTTTTGAATATATTCAGTCGCCATATAACTATTTATACTTAGGATTGAGATGATCTTCTGTCAATATCTTAAACTCCATACCCTGATCGTTACAGTATTCGGTTGCAGACTTCCACTTTGCTTGATTGACACCCCATGTCTCAACTTCCTTGAACCATCTTCTAGTTTTTCTTTTGGGATTCTTGATAGGTGGTTTGCACTGAGCCTTTGGTTTGACCTCAATAATAAATTTCTTGATTGTCTCATCAGACTGTCGAACTTTCATATAAAAATCTGGAAAATAACGGTGCAGTCTGCCATCCCAAGGCGATAGATAAGGTATAATGACTTCCTCACTACCCCATTCAAGAACCGCATCGTTGTGGTCACAGTACACCATGAGTTTACGTTCCCATAGAGAACGGTATATCACTTGGTTAGGATTACCCCGATACTTTTTAGGATTTACTGGTTTATATGTTCCACTGTACGCCATGTTGTATAAATACTTAGACTAATAGGAGTATTTATATGGCGAGTTTCACTGATGTTGTTAAAGGTCAAGTCGTATCAATCGCAAACGAAGGTTTTAAAAGAGTAACAGGTGGATTGCGAGGTGTTATCGGCAGTGCGATAGAAGACCTAAATCCTATTTCCAGAATTTTTGATCAAAATCAATCTAAAGGTAAACTAGACCCCAAATCATTTACCTTTCCACTTGATGTTACCGTTAACGATCCTGGCTTGGGTAATCATGGTCATTACATATTATTTTTCATCAACGAACAGGAAGATGCAAAGATACGTTTTGGTAGAGATGATTTTTCTTTTTCTGGTAGTGGATTCTTAAACCTAATTGATTCGAGAATTGAAAACGGAATTGGTAATATGGTAAACAGTTTTGTAGATACTCAGGCAGGGGCCGCTAGAGATGCCGCCTCTGACTTATTTTCAAGAGTAATAACTTTTGGTGATCCAAGAGTAACTGTTGGTGATGCATCTGGGGAACAACCCATAACTGCTGGAACTGTTTCACGCTCGTTTGTTGGAACTGGAGATGCAACAGCTGAAGGTATTGAACACTATTTAAAAACTGGTGACTCTTCGGTATTTGATGATCCCTTTGTTGGCCCCCCCAGGCCCCCCAACAAACTAAAAAGTGCGGTTTCATCACTCTATGAAAATGTTAACAACTTTATAGGACTAGACAGTATCATAGAGGGTTACTCTAATGCTGGTCTGGATTTTGTAACAGATAAGTTAGGGTTTGAAAGATACGGTTCTACAATTAGTCAATCTAGAAATACTGCAATTGTGGAGAGAGCCCCAACAACACGATTGGATACTGCGATTGCATTGTATATGCCACCTACGGTAAATGTTACCTATGCATCAAATTATGTGGACACTGAAATTGGTTCTGCTGCAAATTTAGCTGGTAAAATATTTGACGGTGCAGATGCCGCACAGGGAGTTGCAAACAACATAACACAGGCAGTAAATCAACTGATGGATAAAGAAGCAATAGGTGAGTTTGCAGACTTTCTTAGAAAAATGGGTCTAGGTGCGGCAGGTATAATTCCAGGCGCTCAAGGTGCAAGAGAACTTTATGAAATGAAACAGGGTTCCATTATGACAAACCGTATGGAGTTAGCGTTTAAAGGATTACCTAAAAGGTCATTTCAATACACGTTTAAGATGATACCCAAAAGTGAAAAGGAAGCCAACGAGGTTAGAAATATTGTTAACGCATTTAAAATAAATATGTTACCAGAGATGGTGGACTCATCTACCAAACGATTGAGAGTGCCAAATACGTTTGATATCAAGTATATGTACGTTGGACAGGAAAATGAGTATCTTCACAAAATATCAACTTGCGTATTAGAGAACATGAACGTAACGTATGGTGGTGATAGGTATAAAACTTTTGAAGCAAATGCTGAGGGTGCTCCACCAGTAGAAACAACGATTACTCTTAACTTTAAGGAAATGGAACAAATTACAAGAGAACGTGCTAGAGAGGGATTTTAAAAATGTATTTCAATTCGTTCCCAAGCATACCCTATGATTCCGTAGGGGATTATAATTTTAAGGAAGTTAAAAATCTTCTGCGTAGGGTTGCGGTCAGAGCAAAGGTAAAAACCAATGCGTTGATGTATGACACCTACGATGTAAAAGAAGGTGAAACACCAGAAATGATTGCAGACAAATTATATGATGATCCAGAATTACATTGGGTTGTCTTAATGGTAAATGATATCACCGACAGATATCATGATTGGCCAATGGATTCTGGACAATTTCAAGATTATCTTAACGACAAATACTCCGACATTAATGCAACTCACCATTACGAAATTGCACAGAGTTCTGGTGATACTTCAGTTAAAATTTGGATAGAAAATGATATTGATACTAGTGCATATTCGGGTGCAACCATAGTGACCAACTATGAATATGAACTAGAGGAACAAGATAGAAAAAGAAAAATACGATTACTTGATCCAAGATTTATTGACCAATTCCTCCAAGAATTTCAAACTAAAATGCGAGAATCTATTATCTAATGTCTGATGGAATACAGTATGCTGGTGAGTATACCAATGCAGAGTTTACCTTGTTTTCATCAAGTGGTTCTGTAATAGGTATTGAACGCCAAGGTCTTGTCATAAACATATATGAAAATATATACAGCCCATCAATGTCTGGAGAAATACTTTTTCTGGACACAAACTCATTTATTAAAAATTTACCAATCATAGGTCAAGAGTATATAGTTTTAAAATTACATACAAAGGGAGACAGAAGTAAGAGTGGACTTATAGAACAAGTGTTTTATATCGATAAAATTACAGGTAGAACAATGCAAAATAACATGGAAATGTTTGTGTTACATTTTTGTTCTCCAGAGCAAATAAGGAATGAACGAGTAAGAGTATCACAAAGTTATACAGGTTCTATCGACTCAACGGTAAACACTATACTTCAAAGTCCAAGATATATAAACACCAAGAAAAATTTATTTATTGAAGAAACTGCTGGGGTCAGGAAGGTAATTTCCCCGAACATGAATCCTTTTAGGTTTATTAACAGGTTAGCTGAAGAATCTATTTCTAAAAAATATAATTCGCCCTATTTTTTATTTTTTGAAAACAACGAGGGAATACACTTTGAAACCTTAAACAATCTTTATAGAAGACCTATCCTTGCAGAATACACTACTTCAGATACCGAAGGAGCAGCACACCCAAGAGATGTGATAGATGAATACAGTAGACCCATTAGTTATAAAATGTTAAACACAAATGACATGATCTCAAATATTCAAGGTGGGTTGTTGGCCTCAAAAATGACTTCATACGACATCTTCAATAAGAACTATGAAACAACAAAGCATGGTTATTTTGATGATTTTTTGAAACACGATAGACTTTCCAATATTCCTATATACAATACAAACTACATTGATGACCAACATACAATACAAGATTTTCCTGATGCAAAAGTTAATGTGCATCCAAAATCAACAGTAAATGGAAAGGACGCAACATACTACTCAGGTCAACAAGCAACGTATGATGCAAATCAAATTGAACGATCTTTGATGGACAGACAAGCAAAAATGATGGAGATGACAAAAGGAGTAAGAGTGAGGGTATCCGTACAGGGACAGACAAACCTATCAGTAGGTAATCCAGTTAACTTTAATTTGTTGACTGCTGGAAATCCTCATGACGATTCTGATTTTGATCCGTACTACACAGGAACATATTTAATCACAGAACTTCAACACACATTCAGTGAAATACAGGGAAAAAACCATACAATTACAATGACACTCTTTAAAGATGGTTTTTCAAAAGAATTACCAAGAGGTAATGATGCAAAAGAACCTATACCAAGAACATCGGCTGTTGCGTATAGAACATAATATAAAGGAGGTACAATCTATAGAAACTCACATCATGTTAAATTTTAATGAGAGGTACAGTTATGACTATTAAGAGAAAAAGAAGATTAGAAAAAATGAATTTTCTATCAAAAGAAAGAAGAATTGAACCAATGACACAGGATGATAAATACTTGTTGAAACTGATTGAACAAGAAAAATCTATAGAGAGACAGAATGAAAACATTCCAAGATTTGCAAGAGGGGGTCTACGATCCTAACATACTAAAAGCATTTTTCCTTGCAGGCGGGCCAGGCAGTGGTAAGTCTTATGTTGTAAAACGTACCACTGGTGGCCTCGGTATGAAGATCGTAAACAGTGACGATGCATTTGAGAAACTTCTCAAAGATGCAGGGCTGTCTTTGAAGATGCCTCCAGAGGAAGAAGAACCCAGAGATGTTGCAAGAGGTCGTGCAAAAGAACTCACCGCAAAGAGAAAAGCAAACTATGTCGAAGGTCGGTTGGGTCTTATCATTGACGGAACTGGTCGAGAGTACGACAAGATTGCAAAACAGGCTCGTGAGTTAGAGGGTCTTGGATATGACACGCACATGATATTCGTGAATACATCACTAGATGTTGCACTTGAACGAAATGCAAAACGTGCTCGTAGTGTACCCACATCAATCGTCACGAACAGTTGGAAAGCGGTGCAGAACAACATCGGTAAGTTCAGTAACTTCTTCAAGGGTAATTTTATTATTCTAGATAACAATGATGTTGATGAAGATATGATGTTGCAAATATTCAAAAGAGTTAGACGATTAGCCAACAAAAAAGTTCAGAATGGTCGAGGTAAAGCTTGGATCTCACAACAACTTCAAATGAAGAAACGTGCTTAGAATTTAACAGTTAGTGCAGTTCCAAACATAATTGATTTCTTATTGAAGTCATCATCTAAAACATACATGACATGAGGACTGAAACTTAGATTTTTGTTGTGTTTGTATTTTACACCGAACTGGTTCTTGATATCGTCAAAACTTAAATCGTCATCCTTACCCTTACCAAATTCCCATCGAGGTTGAATCTTAAAAAATGCACTGAACTTTTCTGTGACAGGGACACTTGCTTTACCTATGAGTCGGTATCTCCAGTTTGAATCCTTAGAACCGTCATGGTGTCTATACTCAATCCTATGTCCTATGTCAAATACTTTCCACTTGAATACCTTGTGTGTCAGTTTAGGTCGGTATTCATTCGCACCATCCTTTTCTGCAAATCGCATCGCTGCAGTAAATTTACCAAGTTTGTATGACGTTTCTACATGGTCATAATCACTACCAAACTGATTTCTTACATTCAGTCCAAAATCTTTATATTTGATATTCCAGTTGTGTTCTGTTTTTTCCCAGCTGTCAGCCATGCTGACCAGAGGGGCAGCTAATATTATAAGTGCAAGAAATAGGGTTTTCATCGGTTCTCCTTTGGTTAGTAATACCCATATTTATGTCGGAATTGTTACAATTATATTACAGACTTGACATTACCCCCCAGAATATGAGACAATATATCTTTCATTAGTGAGAGGTATATCTATGCCACTTTTACCAGCGTACTATACGACTACTCGATACAGTAGACGCAAGAAAAAGGTCAATCCCCAGAAATACGAGACTGAGTGGAGGAAACACAATAAGTTCCTTAAACGTATGCAGCTCTCACCCCTTACCCTACAGGAGTATGTTGATGGTTGTCGGGGTATTGTCAAGAAGTCCAAGAAGGTTGACACTTGGAAACCAAAACCAGTATTCAGAAGGACGGTGGAATACGCACCTAGCCATGGAGTAGGAGGTGTTGCAGATACGTCTAAAAAGATGGATGACTACAAACAAAAGGTCAGTCAGAACTATATCATTGGTCAGGCGTACAATAAAGGTGGATATCAGGTACTTTCTAAGGTCGAAGCAGATGATCCGAATACAGGAAAACGTAGGTAAATCAAGGACTTACATAGGGGGTTGACAATGCCCCCTGATTTTGCGATAATATACTCTGATGTTGAGAA